CCTCTTCTCCAATATGTTATCCAACCCAAATGGATTAGGACTCCTTCCATGCTTTAGCACATCATCATAACTGTACTTGTATAGTGGCATGACCTCCACGTCATTGCGTCCCGCAACAGACACATGTTCATTGTCACCAAACGATAACCACAGCTTATGTCCTGGAGCCGTCGCAGCCAACGTCGTCTTGCCTACGCCAGCAGGCCCCCATAAGATCATGGTCATCCGCTTGACCAATCGCTCATGTTTCTCAATTTCAAACATCACTCACTGCTCGTTCGCTGGGGCTCAGATCCATTGGGACCATGTGTTCGTGATAAGCAAGCAACCGTCCCGTCGGCGTGTCTGAACAAAAACTAAGTAACGAACACGGCCGAAAGAAGCGATTACAAGAGTGCGTGAACCTAGTTGCATGCTCGTAATCGTCCTTATACCGCTCGTATGTTTCAGCCATCTCACGAACCCACGTAGCCCAATGCTGAAACGAGTCCTCGGTACGCTCGATCGTCTCGAAAGGATAGACATCTTCACCTCTGTTTGCTGGTTTGATCCTCAGTCCAGTCACCCGACACCTAAACACCTTGAACCGGAACAACGCCGAGCTGATAGCACAGTAGCCCGTCTGCTGATGCTTCATGTCGAACGCGTTGCGCCAACCCTCACCTAATCTAGCAGCTGTCTTGTTCTCGTCGACGAAATACTCCTTAGTGCTCGCCTTCTGCACCAAGCCGTCAACCGTACCGATATACCTAACTTCATAGTTATCATCGTAAGTAAGAACCACATCAAACACTTGCTCAATTCCCACCAGAGACTGAGGATTCGCCTTATCCTCCACGTAGATTGGCCAGTTGTCCATCTTCGGGAGCTGCTCATCGCAGTACACAATCGTTGCGAGTTCCATGTTCGTCATGGTCCTCACTTGATCTTTCTCGTCGTCCTTCCAATTGCCTGACTTCAATATCGCAAAACACAACTCGAGCAACTGATCCCGTTCGTCGGTGTGAGTCACACAATGGTTCCAGCACATGTTCCATCGCAGCTCTCCAAATATCCTGGCACCATTGTACTTCGTATGCTTCGGTAAGCCCTGCACCCTATCCAACTGCCACAACCTGACAGCCGCAAACACTTCATGCAAAGCCGTACCACACTCAAGCGCCATCGACCTTGCGCCTGACGGGTACCTCTTCTGACTGTGCACCACGCCCCATGTCGGGCACATGGCTAGGTCTTCTAGTCGGGAGTTTGAGAAGGGATGCAAGCTCTTCTTCTGAGCCGGAGACGTAGCCTCCACTTTCCACAACCTCGGCCTTTTGACTTGAGTCAGGCGGCTCTCGCTCCTGCTCTTTGGCCTGTTGATTTCGTGCAGCGGTATCCTGGGCTTGATAGGCATCTATGTATCTCCGTACATCTGGCATAACTTCAATTATTATTGCCAGTATTTGTTCAGGGTTAAGCTTCGCATCCATACCAACCAGCTGACCCCTCAGCCGCATCTCAGCCTCGAATAGCTCAGCCTCTAGCTTACTCTCAAAGAACGTGCCGTCATCCGTCACATACCCCTGCGCCATCTTCACGTTAAAACTCCTCCCTGACGCTCCTAACCTCCGCGTGCCGCTCCTGAGTCAAGTCCTTCAGCCGCTCCTGTGTACTCTCATGCAGTGTCGTGATACCTTGCAACGTGTTGGCAAAGGCATTCATTAGCCCTGCCATAACATCCATCTGCTTAGCGTTCTCCGTGAGTACCTCGAACAGATGAGTCAATAGATACTTCGTCTCCTCGTCCAGATGACAACTCTCCAACCTTCGATTGAACTCCATAAACTGCATCGTCGTTCTCCCTCTTTACACTCAGTCGCTGCAATGCGACAATCCCTTGAAGCTTCTCGATGACCAACTCACGCAACTCAATCCCACGAACCGTATCCGTCTGGAACCTTGTGAGTGCCTCTGGAGACCAGTCACGGCTGTTGCTTATCTGACTGATCGACCGATACACGAAGTCTCCAAACACACGGTCTGCCTGATCCTCTGCAACCCTGTACCAACTAGGTAACTGCTCCTTGTCCATCGCGACCTCCACGTGTGACTCACACATAGTCGATATCGAACTCAATCTCCTGACGCAGTTGCTCGATCGCTCGGACTCGTGCCTCACATGTGAATATGGCACGGTCCAAGCGATCGAGTTCTTTCTCTAACATCTCGTAGTGAGCCTTGAGTTTACGTTTAGCCTTATCGACCTCGTGCTCAACCTTGAGCTTCTGTCCTTCGATGTACTCCATCGCAACGACAATACGCCTAGCTCGCACGTACTCGATATGACGCTCCAGCTCTTCCGTTGTCATCTCTGCAACGGTAGGCTGGAGCACAAGTGTACCATTGCCTGCTGTCATCGCTCGACCACCACCATTCGCACCGCAGGATTGCCAGGTACCCTCGCCTGATCGATCATCTCCTTGGTCGTGCTGAGCGGCACCTTGTACTTACTCCTCGCCAGTAGGTTCGCCAACTCGTCACCATCAAACCTCTTGATTGGCTGCGTTACCTTGGCGAACACTGCGAAGCTAGGACTGTCTGACAATTGATGGTCGCCAGGATCAAGCGTCTTCTTGTCAGGCACTAGCCCCTCCTTTTCCATCTCCTTCCAGATTGCAGCGCTCCTAGCCTTGGCATACTTCTCTACCTGATCCCACATGTACGCTTCGCCCAACAGGCGACCAGTGTTATGCTTCGAATCAGGATTTTCAGTCCCGTTCTTACCGAGACGTGAAAGGGCTTTGACGATTGTCGTTTCATAAGACATAGCCTTGCTCCACCGTTTGTGTGATTCACACTGGGCCTTTTTGCACCACCTTAGGCATCGAGTCCTGCTTCTCCTCGAGTCGACGTCTCTCGTCAACAGGCATAAACTTTTTTCGCTCCTGTAACAAGACGCTGCGTACCTTCTCGACCATATCAAGTTGCTGGTCTATCCACCCAACATGATCGTATGTCTGTTGCTGCTGCACATAACGTAGGTCGTCGCCACGAGTTTGCACAGCGTCACCCAGCCGTTGAAGTCCAATGATAATGTTAGTCAGTTCAGACATGCTCGTCCTCCTAGTGTGAGTCACACTTAGAAACGCAAAAGACTTGGGACACCTCTGTTCCAAGCGAAGACTACTATGCTAGCATAGTGCAAACACTTTGTCAAGCATTATCTTTCAACCTCGATAATCTCACCTGTTCGTACTTGACTCCAAGTGATCCGCTTTGCGAGTTCATCGATACGGAACGCACCATCAAGGTGTAGTGCGTTCCGCTCACCGTCCCCACCCAACTCAACGCTACCTTCTCGTGCGTAGGCTGAGTCTTCGAAGTGGTTCGCAAGCGCCTGTCTCGTCGCATCATTCAACTCCCTTCGACCAAGGATATCGAGAATGATATTCATCATGCGACTCAACACAATCGTCTGTCTGCCCTCATGCCTGTGTGAGTCACACAAGATCTCACTCTGAAGCCTCAACTGCTCACACAACACACGTCTTCGTTCACGTCCCATCTGTCTCTTGCTCTTCATCAGTCTATCCTCGCCACTTCAAATGAACCATCCTCTTGCACGATGGCCACAATTGCATGATCATAAAACACAATCAGCTCATCTCGCAGCCTTGCCTGCGCTAACGGATTAAGTGGAGGATCACCAGGATAACGCAACACATGATGCGCATCCATATGGAAGTTCATGTCACCGTGACGCCAGCCACCACCATGGCCGTAGTTCTTATCGATCTGCTTCCACGCTGGATCAGGATCATCGTGTGATAACCAGAACGGGATCAAACCCAAGTGTTCAGGCGTCATCTCTGGATGCAACAACTCCCATGCGAGACCTAGCCTCATCCTAGCCTCCTGTCCTCAACGGCATCTGACAACCAGTAGCTAACATCACCATGATCACGCATATCCCTAAGACCAATGCAATGATCACAATCCTCTCAATTGGTGTGTCCATCTAACCCGCCACCTTTGACCACGTGACCTTACCATCAACGCCAACACCACTGCGCTGATACTTCTGGCCTTTACCTAAACCTAACCCAACGCCATACATTTCAAACGACGTTGGATTCATGATGGCCCACGGACCATGCTTAGTTCTACCATCGATGAACACATTATCAATCGCGCGTCCATAGTCATCGATGTTATTCACATCACCGTACCATATCTTACCCATTGTGGCCTCCTAGTGTGATTCACACGAGCTAATCATTGTGACAACACAATGATAGTATAATGATAGCACAACTCAGAATGGTTGTCAAGCACTATTTACAGTAGGGTGCCGCGGAGTTTACAGCAGATGGGGGGGGGGGGGGGGGCCTGTGGCCGAAATATAAAGGTGATAAAAATGTAACGATGTAAATAGGTGAAAGTGAAAGGAATGCCACTGCCACGGTTTTAAAGTGTGGGTCAA